GATACACAGAACAGAACTGAAGCATTAAGATTAGGAAATGAATTTACTAGAGAATTACAAACTGTTGAAGATTACATTGCTAACGATAGTGTATTAGGAGTAAACAAAGAAGCTGCTAATGCTTATTACAAAGAACAAACAAATAGTTTAATTAGTCAATTTAAAGGACAATCTACTAATAATGCTAGTCAAACTTTATTTGAAAACAATGCTTTAAGTGCTGTCAATAGAGGAATTTTTAGAATTGATAATACAGTAGAAAAAAATGTTTTTACTGATTTACAAAATCAAGTAACAGAAGCAGAAACTACTTTAATTACTCAAGCTCTTTATAATAATAATAATAAAAATAATGCGTTATTAGGAAGTGCTGATTTTCAAGGTGTTAATGTTTTTGATTATTCTACTCTTCAAACCAACTTAACTAAATTATATACAGATGCTTTTACTGGAAAAATACCTGCTCCAAAATTAGATGAAATGATTAATAATATTCCATCTCTTGTACAAGGATTTCAAGCTAACAAAGATATAGGTGATAATCCTAGACTTGCATTTTTAGAATTAGAAAAAGGAAAAGAAAGTGCATTATATCCAAATTTAAATTTAGAACAAAGAGAAAAATTAATTCAACAAGCAGATAGAATATTAACAGATCAATTAAGAACACAATGGAAAAATGTTTTAGCTGGTTCAGCGGTTGCTAAAAAAGTTCAATTTGATATGGAACTTGCAAAAAAAGTTTTACCACAAATAGAAGTTAATCAAATGTTACAAGGTCAAGAAATTATAACAACGACAGCAGACAATAAAAAAATAATATTTACATCTAACAGTAAAGATATTTCAACATTAGTAGAAGAATATTCTGAACAAGCTGTATTACAAGCAGGTGAAGCTAAAGGACAAATTATTGCACAAGAGTATCAAAAGGCAGCTGAAACTAGAGTTAAAGCTATTGAAGATGATTCTGCTGCTTATGTTTATGCTCATTATCCAGAACTTGTTGAGTTAAACGAAGAGTTTACAAATGAAACAGATGATGAATTAAGAACACAACTAAAAAGACAAATTACAACTAAGATGCTTGAAATACAAACTGAGCTAGGTGTGCCAACAACTCAACAAAGAGTGATGACAAAAGCAGAAGCAGAAAGATTTGTTGCTAATTATCAGAAAACTGCTCAAGGTAATGCTGTACAATCTCAAATGTTATTACAAAGTATTACAACTAATTTTGGAGACAATGATTCTAAAGCTCTTCAAGAATTACAAGCAGCTGGATTACCTATTACTGCTAGTTTAGCTATGACAGTTTTTACTCCGTTAGAAGCACAAAAAGCATTTGGCATTGATAGTATAGAAGAACAAAAAATTTTAAAAGATTGGGGTTCAAGTAACGAAATGACCCTTAAAGATGTAACAAATGCTATTGCTGCTAACTCTGATTTTCAAGAATTAGAAACAATCATTCGTAGAAACAATAACATTGAAAGTAGTGTAGCTGCTAAACAAGTAGAAGAAATAAAAAATGTTTTAGCTTACTATGCTATTAATGAAAGATTTACTAATGTTAAATTTGATAATGATAGTGCTATAGAATCAGCTGTCAACGCATTTACTTCTAAATTTGAAATAGAAGAAACATATTTTATCCCAAGAAATTATGATGGTAAACCCCTAACATCTTATGGCACAACAGTAAATTCAGTAAGAGATAAAGCAGATTTAATTCAACAAGAATATATAGAAGAGTTTGGTGCAGTAGCATACAAAAGCACCGATCCTTTTAATCAAGGTATTACTGAAGAAGAAATGTCTGCAAAACATAAACGAATGATGAGAACAAGCGGTGAGTGGAGAAACACAGCTGATGGTAATGGTTTAGTTTTTGGTATTGTTTTAGACGGAGATCAATTTGCTCCTATATTAAATAGCAATAATCAACAATTAAGTTTTAACTTTAACGATGGTAGTTACAATTTGCCGGGAACAGATATTGTAATGGATATAAATAAATTAAGAGTAAAAGAAGTTCCATCTGAAGCAGAGATTGCAGCAATTAAAGGTTATAGTGGATTTACTGTTGATGAAAAAGAATTAGCTATGAGCTTTGCTAATAAAAAAACAACTTTAAAAAATGAAGAAATTGTTAATACTTGGGGAACAACTTATCAAACAACTAACGATCCTAAAAAAAATGCAAGAGCTTTAAAAGCTATTAGCGATACATATAATATTCCTACTGAAGCACAAAATTCTATTCAATCAATAGTACCAATATTTGTAGGAGATAAAGATTTTACTGCACAAGAATTAACAGAACTAGCTAATGCTATTGGACAAATAGAATCTGGGTATAAAACTAAAGTTCAAAAAGGTGGTGGTCCAGCAAGATCATATTGGCAAGTTGAACCTACAACAGCTTTAGATTTATTAAATAATTCTTCTGCAATATTTGGACCAAAATTTGAAAACTTCTTTTCAATTAAATATGGAACAAATGCAGTTAAAGTTTTAGCAAATAAATCTAAAAAAGAAATGTCTCAACTATTAGAATCAGATAGTGATCTAGCTGTAGCTATGGCTTTAGGTGTTATTGTAAATAGAAAAAAATAATATGAATTTAGGATTTGGATTAAACTTAAACGAAACAGCTCAAGAATCTGGTTACGATCAATATAAAATGAATTTATATGAATCGTTAGGAGCAGTAGCATCAGACAACTGGAACTTTAACCCAGTTATGTCTCTGTTAAATTATAGTGATCTTTACAATGCCAGACAGAGATCAAAGTTTACTCAAGACATACAGGTTGGTCGAGAAGAATTAAATAAAGAATATGCTAAAATAGGTTTGCACTTTGAGCAAGATGAATATCAATCAGTTGTTGATATTATGGTAAGAGAAAAAAACGAAGAAAGAGCCAGACAAAGTATTATGGCAAGAGGTCCAAAAGGTTCATGGAATCCTCTTAATGGTGGTTTTTATGTTGGTGCAGCTAAATTTGGTACAGGATTAGCTACCAGTTTTCTTGATCCTATTAACATTGCAGCTTCTTTTATTCCTGTTTATGGACAAGCTAGATTTGCAAAAAAAGTTGCACAAGTAGGATTTACTAGAGCAAGAGCTACAAGAGGTGCAGTAGAAGGTGCAGTTGGTGCAACACTTGTTGAGCCTATTGTTTATGGTGTAGCTAAATCTTTACAATCTGATTATGATTTATATGATAGTTTTTTAAATATTACTTTTGGAACAGTTTTAGGTAGCGGACTTCATGTTGGTGCTGGTAAATTAAAAGATGCAAATACTCGTAGAAGATTTAATGCAAAAGTAGCAGAGGGTAAAAGAATACTTGGCGATGATACTGCAACAGATATAGATATAAATTTATATAGAGAATATTATCCAGAAAATTCTGAAATTATGAAAGCCTTAGAAGCAACGGATAACAAGACTAGAATAAAGTTATTACAAAAAGCAACAGGAGATGTTTTATTAAATCAAGCTGTAGATACAACTCCTATAGTTAATGCTGATCCTATATTAAGAAATACACAAAATGCTTCACCTAATCCAGATATAGCTATGACACCAAGAAAATCAGTAGATGATTTAGAACTAAATAATTTAAAAAGAAATATTGTAAACAGAGATGAAACTCAATCTAATGCTGAACTAGAATCTTTAGAAACTCAACTGAATACTATCAAAGAATCTCAACAAGATTTAAATTTAAAATTTGAACAAGGAGATTCAGAGGTTAAAGTTACTACTGATGATCTAACAGAAGTACAAACTAAATCAAAAGATTTAGATGAAGTTATTAAAGACGCAATTAACTGCGTAGATGGAAGGTAAGTATGGCAGACAAATGTTTAGTTAGAGTAGAAAAATTATTAAAAAAATCATCTATTACTTCGGCTAAAAAAGATGAAATAATTAATTCTATTAAATTAGCTAAAGCAGAAAAAGGTTTATCTAAAGTAGATGAAGTTAATGTTGATGCAATAGCTAAAGATGTATCTGCACAAATTAAAGCACAAAAGATAATAGATAAAAGAAATGCTTTAGAAAGTGAAATTAAAGTAAGACAACTAACAGAGTTTGTTTTAAAAAGTTTTCCAGATAATGCTGAAGAAGGTTTAACAGCAATTTTAGTAGGATCAAATAGAAGAGTAGAAGGTGCAAGATCAGCAGTTTCAGTTCAACAATTTGCACAAGCTAATCAACTTATTGCTGGTTTTAATGCAGAGTTAAGAGCTAACAATTTAGAAACAATGTTTAAAGATGGTTTAGAAGGTTTATCAGAAGCTGAAACACAAAGAAGAGTAACTAATGCTATGTCTGAATTAGGACAACAACAAACAGAACTAGAAAAAATTACTGGTTTAAAACCACCTGTAAAAGAAACTAATCCTAAAATTTTAAAACTAGCAGAAATTATGGAAAAGTATTCTGAAATGATTAGACAAAAATTAAACGATAGAGGAGCTAACATTGAAAAAATGTGGGGTTATATTGTTAAACAATCACATGATCCATTTAGAGTTAGAAACGCAGCAGATTCATTAGGATTAAAATTAGAAGATATTAAACTTGATGACAGTATTAAAGGCACAGATATTAATTATCAAAAAAATTATACTGCATGGAAAAATTATGTAATGCAAAAATTAGATGAAAATAGAACATTTGCTAATACAGATGATAGAGAAAATTTTTTACAAGAAATATTTAATACTTTAGTAGGTAATAAATATTTAGTAGCAGATGGAGCAAGTAGTGTTTACGGATCAAGAAGTGTAAATAATATTACTAAAAATTCTAAAGTAAAAAGAATTTTACATTTTAAAACTGCTAATGATTGGTTTGATTATAATGAAAAGTTTGGAGTAGGTAATTTAAAAGAATCTTTTTTTTCTGGCATACAAACTGCTGGAAGAAACATTGGAATGATAGATGCTCTAGGAGCAAAGCCAAAAGAAAATTTTGAAAAAATTAGATTTGCTGTACAGAGAAGATTAGTTGCTGAAGGTAAAGGTGGTCAATCAGCAAATATGTCTAAAGCAGGTCAATTTGATAAATACATGAAAGTTGTAGATGGTTCTATCTATACAGTAGCAGATTTTGGTGTTGCTAGATATTCAGCAATAGCAAGGTCTATAGCATCAATGGCTAAACTAGGTGGTGCAACAATTTCAGCAGCAGCAGATATAGGAATTTATGGATCGGAAATGAGATTTCAAGGCAGATCATTTTTAGGTGGTATGGCAGAAGCATTAGGAAGTTTACTAAGAATTAAAAATACTAAACAAAAAAAAGATATAGCTCAAATGTTAGGATTTATTGTTGATAATACTATTTACGATATGTCAGCTAGATACCAAGTAGGAGATAATTTAAGTAAAGGATGGACTAATGCACAAAGAACATTTTTTAAATACAACGCATTAGCTTGGTGGACTAACACTTTAAAAGAAGGCTCAATGTTAGGTATGGCAAATTATTTTGCTAAACAAAAAAATATAAAGTTTAAAGATTTAAATCCGCAACTAAAAGAATTATTTACGATGTATAATATTGATTCTACAAAATGGGATGTAATCAGAAAAATTGCTATGGAAAAAGCAGAGGATGGTACAGAATTTATTAACATTGGTATGTTAGATAAAATATCTGATACTGATATGAAAAAAATATTAAATGTTGATTCATTAACTGCAAGACAGTTAGGAGTAGAAAAAGAAAGATTTAAATCTTCTGTTTCTGGTATGCTTTTAGATAGATCAATTTATGCAGTAATAGAACCAGATGCTAGATTAAAAGGAGATATGACACAAGGTTTATTAGCAGGAACTGCTCCGGGAGAAGCAATAAGATTTCTTGGTCAATTCAAAGCATTTCCTTTAGCTATTTTAAATAAAGTATTAGGTAGAGAATTATCTTATTTTAAAGGACCAAATGCTACAAAAGCAGATTATGGTAGAGGTGCTGTAGGTATGGTTGCTTTAATGACAACATCATTATTTATGGGTTACTTATCTATGACAATAAAAGATTTATTAAAAGGAAGAGGACCTCGTGATCCACTAAAAGCTAACACAGTTTTAGCAGCTTTCTTACAAGGTGGTGGTTTAGGTATTTATGGAGATGTTTTATTTAAAGAAGTTAGAGGTGCAGGTGATGTAGCTGCTGGTCTTGCTGGACCAGTTTTTTTAACAGCATTTGATATTTTAGCTGGTATTAGTTATGGTATTCGTGGCGAAGGTGGTAAAGCAGGTAAAGCAGCATTTAGAGCAATACAAAGTAACATACCTTTTCTTAATATATTTTATATTAAGTCTGCATACGATTACCTTCTTGGTCATCAGTTAATGGAAACAATGAACCCGGGTGTGTTAAAAAGAGTGGAAAAAAGAATGAAAAGAGATTATAACCAAGAATATTTGTTTACAAAACCATCATCACAGTTTAAAGGATTTTAAGTATGACAGTATCAAGCACAACAGTAAAAAATAGTTATTCGGGGGATGGTAGTCAAACAACTTTTGTTTATGGCTACAAGATATTTGCTGATTCAGATATTAAAGTTATCATACGATCTGCAAC